TGTCACTGTTGTAAGTAACCCAGGTAAAGGGGCTAACGTTGGCAAGACATACAGTAATGTTGGTAGTGTGGCACCAATGCGTAAGCGTGATGCTGCTAATTGTCCCGAGTTGGTTAATGACATTGTTGTCTTTGACCTAGACAATCCGGACAAAGAGGTGTTTGATGGACTGCCTGATTGGTTGCAAGATCGGATTAAGTCCAACCTAGAGTTCAATGGTAGTAAGCTAGACTCACTGTTAAGTGGTGGTAGTGTGCCTGCCTCAGCCGAAGAGCCTAATGAGAGTTTCAATGAGCCAGCAGCCGGAGACGAGGAATGGTAGACTACACAGTAGAACCTAAAGACAAAGCTTTGGTTGTGTTAACTGATGCCAGTGGTCTAGAGGAAGACCCAGAGTTAGTGGAGGGTGTGGAGGGGTATATCTCTGTTGCCAACCTGCCTGGTGGAGAGTTATTCGTCTTCTTCTGCCCAATAGGCATAGAGAAACTCTTCCTAGTGAGGTCAGACAGGTTTACCTTGGCAAGTGAGGTAGTATGAGGTGCCTAATAGATGGTGACATACTGGCCTATGAGCTTGGCTATGGTGCTGAGTTCACAGACGAGGATAGTATTGATGTCATCCTCCCTGCTGAGACAGTGCTTGATAATGTAGACCAACGGATTAGGGAGATAGAGGAGGAGTGTTGGGCCGACGAAGCCAGTGTTGTCTATCTCACTGTAAGTAGTTGGTTGGTTCAGGAGATGGAGAAGACGCACTTCATCACTCCAGAGCCTAACTTCCGCGAAGCACTGGCCATCACCAAGCCATACAAGGGGACAAGGAAACCAGACAAACCCTTTCATTTCTACAACATTATGCAACACCTCTACTACAACTACAACTCTGTGGTTAGTGATGGGTGTGAGGCTGATGATGAGATGGCCATTGAGCAGACAGCAAGTGAACCACTAACCACTGTCATCTGCTCAAGGGACAAGGACTTACGGATGGTGAAGGGGATGGCCTTTGGTTGGCAGTGTGGTAAGCAGCCACAGTTTGGGCCTGTTGAGGTAGATGAGCTGGGGTCTATCAGGTTGGTTGTACACCCAACCTATAAGGAGATAAAAGGAGAGGGACTCTCTTTCTTCTACAGCCAGTTGCTAACAGGTGATGCTGTCGATAACATACCAGGATTACCAAAGTGTGGTCCTGTCAAGGCCATGAAGATACTTGGTGAACTCACCACCAAGGAGGAGATGTTCTCTGCTGTAGTGGAGGCATACAAGGAGAAGATGGGGGAGGGTTGGAGGGACTACCTGCTGGAGCAAGGGAGGTTGTTGTGGATGATAACAGAGAGGGACAAGGAAGGCAATCTCATACACTGGAAGATACCTGATGGCACGTAAGACAGTGCCAAGACCCAGGTGTGGTGGTAGGTGGACGGAGGCTCAACACTCTAGTTTCATTAAGAACCAGTTGAGGGGTGCCACAAGGAAGTGGGCACCTATATCAGACTGCCTAAAGAGAGCCAGGTTAAGGAGGGGCTTCTACCGGTGTGCTGGTTGTCCAGTAGATGCACCTACGTCACTTAAGATGGGAGGTAAGAGAGTGAAGAATATCTCAGTGGACCACATTAAACCTGTAGTACCAGTGACTGGTTGGGTAGGCTGGGATCACTACATCAACAGCATGTTCTGTGAGGAGGATAATCTGCAAGTGTTATGTAAGAAGTGTCATGACAAGAAGTCTGCTGATGAGGCAGGTCAACGTAAAGTACACAGGAAGAGCTTATGAGTGATAGCGAGTGGAACGGTTATCCACTGTTCAACGAAGTAGAAGACCCCAACCTTCGTAGTTGGAATCGTGTTGCTGTGTTGCACAACATGGCTAACGATGGGGCTAAGCACCTAGTCAAACCCTACATAGGCCAACTAGATAAACCTGGTAAGGTGGGGTGCTATGTGGTGCTAAAGTTAATCACCTTGGAAGGGGTGGAGAAGGCCAGGTCTGAGCTTCTCGGCAATAACGAACTGCACTAGGAGGTAGTATGAAGATAGTTTTTATACCTGATACACAAGTGAGAGAAGGTGTGCCGACAGATCACATTGAGGCTGCCGGTAACTACATCGTCAAGCATAAGCCTGATGTTGTGGTGGTGGCTGGTGACTGGTGGGACATGCCATCACTTAGTAGGTTTAACACATCACTAGAGGCGGAGGGGCTTAAGCTAAAGAACGACCTGAAGGCTGGCAACAGGGCGATGGCTCGCTTCATGGGGCCACTATTGAAGTATAATCACAGGAGAAAGGCTAACAAGAAGGCGCTCTACCGGCCACGGTTGGTATACTTGGTAGGGAATCATGACCCACAGGTTAGGATACCGCGGTTGATTGAGTCCCACCCAATACTAGAGGGTTACATTGACTACAACACTGACGACCTACTTGGCATGTATGGGTTTGAAGTCTACCCCTATCTTGAGGTGGCTAACATAGGTGGTATTAGGTTCAGTCACTACTTCATCAACCCACACAGTGTCAAAGGCAGTCCACTTGGTGGTATGATTGACACCATGCTTAAGAACTCTGGGTTCTCCTTCGTACAAGGGCATGCTCAGGCTTACAAAATGGGCAAGCACTACTTAGCTGATGGTACAGTGAGGCTTGGTATTGTGGCTGGTGCTTTCTATGACCATGAGGAGAGGTATCAAGGGCCACAAGGGAATCAGCATTGGCGTGGTATTATCCAGCTTAATGAGGTGGAAAATGGCAGTGCTGACGTGTGTGAACTGAGCCTGGACTATCTTAAGAGGAAATATCTATGAAGACATTAGTGGTAGGTGACTTACATGGTAGGTATGAGGTGGCTGAGAAAGCCTTGGCCTCTGAATACAACGTAGTGTTTGTGGGGGACTACTTAGACTCCTACAGCAGGTCTTCTGAGGAATGTTTGGAGACACTGAGGTTGGTGGTTGACGCACCACTAGATCCAAGTACCACTAAGAGTGTTATAGCTTTGAAGGGCAACCATGAGTTGTCCTACTCAGACCTGACAAGCAGGTGCTCTGGGTACAAAACTAAGACGCAAGAGTTGTTGGACAGTGAGTTTAGGGGTTGGGACAACTGGTTGTTGGACTATGTGTGGTGTGAGGGTTTCCTCATTTCACATGCTGGTGTGTCACAACTGCTGCTCAGTGGCACAGGGTTGGGGCTGGAGGACTACCTACATAATAAGAGTCTAACAGAGGTGGGGTATGCTCGTGGTGGCAGGGTGCCAATAGGTGGTTTATTCTGGTGCGACTGGTTTGAGGAGTTCGAGCCCATACCAGACACACCACAGATTGTTGGACACTCTGGGTATAGGCCACATGGTGTGTCACCAGGTATCTTGCAAAAGGGCAACTCCTATAATGTGGACTGCTTAGACAGAGTTGAGGAGTTCTTATTAATTGAGGATGGTAAAGCGGAGATTATTACACTATGACCACTAAAATTATACTGCTAAATGGCCCACCTAACAGTGGCAAAGACACCCTAGCTGACAGGCTAGAGCTTGAGAGTGAGGATGTAAACAGGTGTAGCTTCAAAGACCCGTTGTACGACTTGGTGGCTGCTGCATATGACATTTCGTTAGGAGAGCTTTTGGAGCTGTGCAACGACAGGGACAAGAAAGAGGTTTGTTCCTACCTCCTCGATGGGGACTCCCCACGCACTGCCATGATAAAGATGTCAGAAAGGATTATTAAGCCAGTGTTTGGTAAGGAAGTGTTTGGTAAATTAGCTGCCAAGCAGATTGCTAATGGGTGTGTTAACGTATTCTCAGATAGTGGTTTTACTGACGAACTACCACCACTGTTCGACGTAGTTCCTTGGGCTGAAGTGTTGTTGGTTCAGATAAGGGGGAAGGGCAATTTCGATGGGGACTCAAGGGACTACCTAAACAGAGATGAGTTCTACATGTCGTTATCTATCGACAACACAGGCACAGAAGAGGAGTTCCTTGACGAGGCAGTACGTCGTATTAAGGGCCTAGGTTTTTTAAATACAGGAGGAAAAAGTGAGTAACAAAGGATTAGAGGCTGCACGTCACGCGTTAGCCCAGAGGAAAGCTTCTGGTGTTACCACCAAGGTGTTGACACCTATACAAAGATTAGAGTTGAATCCCACCAGCTTACGGCAGTCTGTCAACGCCATGTGCTATGACTGCCAAGGCAGGGGAGCTGATCCTGGTGTTATCGGCAGGATAAGGAACTGTGAGATTCACTCTTGTCCACTGTTTAACGTAAGGCCATACCAAGACAAAACCAACAAAAGGGAAACAAATGCTTAAAGGTGAGTATGAATCATTTATTCATAAGTCAAGATATGCACGTTGGCTCAAAGAAGAGGGCCGACGTGAAAACTGGGAGGAGACTGTTGACCGTTACATCTCCTACTTCAGTGAGAAGATAGGGGACAAGGGTGTAGAAGAGGAGTTGAGACAGGCTATATTGGCTACAGAGATTATGCCAAGCATGAGGGCACTAATGTGTGCTGGCAAGGCTCTTGATAGAGACAATGTGGCAGGATTTAATTGTAGCTTTTTATCTATGGATCACCCACGTTGCTTCGATGAGATGATG